CTATATATTTAAATTATCTAGTTTTTGAGCAACTTCAAGTTGCTTATTCGGGTATAAATGCGAATATGTATTCCAAGTTGTTTCTACTTTTTCATGCCCCAATCTTTCCGCTATAGTTAATATATTTACATCCATATTCACTAATAACGACGCATGAGAATGTCTTAAATCATGTACTCTAATTCTTTTTACATTAGATAACTTACAACATCTATTTAGTTCTTTAGAAAGATAACTTTTAGCAAATTTAAATATTCTTTCATTATCTTTTAAGTCATACAGCTTAGATAGATAATCTTTTATATTATTATATAAAAAACATGGGATAGGGACAACACGTTTACTTTTAGAAGTTTTAGGAGAAGAAACAATATCCTCACCATTTAATTTTATGTAACTTTTTTCAACACTTATTTTATTTTCAAAAATATCTTTTGGAGTAAGAGCTAATAACTCCCCTAGTCTAAGACCTGTCCAAAATAAAATTTCAAAAGCTAATTTAGGTTCTGGTTTCTTTTCAAATTCAATAAATTTTTTGAACTCTTCTAATGTCCAAAAATTCATTTCATCTGCATTTTTTTTGCCTATTGTACCTGCTAAATGAGCGGGATTAGAAGGTAAGTTATAATATTTAACTGCATAATTTAATACAGCAACAAGCTGGTTGTTTATTGTTTTTATATACGTTTGGCTGTAATCACTTTTTAATAATTCATTTTGCCATTTCCGTATATGTGTGGCAGTAATTTCATTTATTTTTAGACTTTTAAAAAAAGGTAAAATTCTAAAGTTTATTAAATACTTTTTAGTTTCTAATGTAGATAATTTTAATCTAGAAGACATATCGTGCATGTATTCTTCTATGAGACTTTCAAAACTCATATCAGTACTCATTTTAGATTTATTCAAAAATTCTCTTTCAAACTCTAGAGCTTCTTTTTTAGTTTTAAAACCTCTCTTAATTTTCTTTTTCCTATCCCCATCGAAGTCTGTAAAATAAAAGCTAGCATACCAACTTTTTCTTTGTTCGTCTTTGTAAGCAGGCATTTTAGACACCCCCAATTATGTCATTTTAATATTACAATAATTATAACATGTTAGATATGCTATCTAAATAATTGTTTTATTTTCCTCTTCTTTTTATTTCTTGAAGCTTGTAATATTTACACAGTTCTAAGAAGTCTTCTTCTAGTGCTATAGATAAGTCTAATATCGTAGATATACCTATATCTTTGTACTCTTGATTTTCTAGTTTTGATATATAACTTCTGTTACGTCTCATTTTTTCTGCTAATTCTAGTTGTGTCATTCTTTTCTTTTTTCTTAATTTTTTCAACATTTATTAAAATCCACCTTTTAATTATTTTTATGACATTTTTATAATTAATAGTTTGTGTAATTTCTTGTAAAAAATGTTCCTCATTAGAACATTTTTTGGTGGAAAAATGTGTTAAAATGTAAATAAGAAAAGCACTTTCAAAGCACTATAAAAATAGTGCTGAAATAGATAAACAAATAAAAGTAATAAGGAGGAAAGATAGATTCTAGAGGGAAATCATTATCATTTTTAAGAACGTATGTTCAGTTGGTGGGATAGAAAAATACTTTACAGGGGATGGTTTATTTGAATGAGAATGAAAATATGAGTTTATATGTCAGTAAGTTAAAAGAAGTATTGAAAAATAATTCAGAAGAGTATAAAAAAATAAGAGCTAAAATAAATGAAATTTATAATCTAAATGAAAAGAAAGAATAAAAGGGCTTTAGCTCTTTTATTCTTTCTTAGTATTAACTGCTTTATAATAAGCATTATCTATCATTTTTTTTATTGCATTTTTATCATCTGAATCTAAAGATGCTAATCTATTTATTAGTTCGTTAACTTCATTATCTTCTTTTGAGTTAACTTTTTTTAATAATTCATCATCTTGTTGAGTGTTAGGTTGTATTTTACCTAATTTAGTTAATAGCTCCTTTAAAGTTAAATTTAATCCAAAACTCATTTTTTCAAGCATATCTAAAGTAGGTTCAACAGCTTTACCATTCCTTGGGTCTCTGTTTTTTTCTATCTTATCTATATATGTATGGCTCACACCACAAAGATTAGAAAATTCTCTAAGAGATAAGTTATGTTCACTTCTATATTCTTTAATAATTTCTGCTAATGTTTGCATAATTTCACACCTCATCTAAATAATAGTTGACTTAATTATATCAGAAAAATGTAAACTATTGTTAACAAAAATAAAAATTTAGTAAAAAATAATTGACAAGAGTAAAAAAAAGACGTATACTATGATTAACAAAAAAGTTATAAATAAAGTTAGGAGGGATTAATATAAAAAATAATTTACAATATATTAGAAAAGAATCTAGAATATCACAAAAAAAATTCGCTGATAAGATAGGTATATCAAGACCGTATTTATCTAGAATAGAAAACGGTAAGGTTAATCCGAGTTTAGAAATAGCGCATAAAATCTCGCTCGAAACAGGGAAAACAATAAATGAAATTTTTTTTGATTTTACTGTAAATCATAGTAAACTATAAGGTTTTAATTGTACCTTGAAAACTAAATATAAAATATTTTAAAGGAGCAAGTATATGAAAAATAAAGAGAAAGAAATATTCATTAGAGGAATTTTAATTGGAATCTTTTATTTTTTAGGAATTGTATTTAGTAATACTTTTTTTAAATAATAAATAGAAGGGGTAGGTGAAATACCAACTCCCAAAATTAAAATAACACTTTGGAAGTTAAATATAGAATATTCAAAAGAGGTGATTAGATGGAAATAGAGCAAACAACAATACGCCTGCTAAAAAGCAGACGAAAGTTGAATATTAATTTCTATTTTGGTTAGGCGAAAGACCTAACAAAAAATCTGTAGATACATTAAGTTTGTTAGAAATTAATATTAAAGTTTCTATATTTGGCTCTCTTGAACCCGATTCATAATATTGATATGCACGTTCTGAGATACCAAACAAACTAGCAAATTGCTTTTGAGTCATATTCATTTGCTTTCTTACTAGCTTAATATTATCTTTGAATTTAGTCATAACTACACGCTCCAATAAAAAAATAAATAAATTTCTTGACACGAACAATATTAGCGTGTAATATATAAAACATAGCACGAACAATATTGGCGTGTTAAATAAAAAGGAGAGGGTGAAAATAAATAATAATTTAAAACTACAACGTGAAAAAATTGGCTTAACACAATTAGAGGTTGCTCAAAAAGCCAAAATAACAGAGAGAAGCTATCAATATTATGAAGCTGGCGAACGTCTCCCAAACATTCGTACAGCTTTAAAGATAGCTAGAATTTTAAATACTAATTGTGAAAAACTCTTTAATGAATAATAGCATAAAAGGACTCAGATTACAAGAAAGGAGCTTTAGATATGAATAATTTGCAACTTAACAATAAAAATACAATAACAACATTAGAAATTGCTGATATGTTAGAAATCAGACACTGGGAAGTCTTAAGGAAATTAGAAGGAACAGAAAAAACAAAAGGAATTATTGATATTCTTAACGACAACAATTTTGTTGTGGTTGATTACTTTATAAAATCAACATATTTGGATTCAAAAAATGAAAGTAGACCTTGCTATAATGTAACAAAATTAGGTTGTGACTTTCTAGCAAATAAATTTACTGGAGAAAAAGGTATTATTTTTACAGCTAGATATGTAAAAAGATTTAATGATATGGAGCAAGAGCTAAAAGAACAACTAAAGTGTAGTTATATGATAGATGACCCAATCGAACGTGCTAAGTGCTGGATAAAGGAACAAGAAGAAAGCCAATCTTTAATTAAGAAAAAAGACAACATAATACAATTACAACAGCCTAAAGTTGAGAAATGGGAAAGATTTTTAAATAATGAAGGTCTTACAACAATAGAAGATTTTTCAAAGACACTAGCAATAAAAGGTTATGGAAGAAACAATATGTATAAATTATTGAGAGAAATGGAGTATTTAAAGAAAGATAATAGCCCTTACACAAAATATGTAGAGCAAGGTTTATTTACAAGAAAACCAAGTGGAACACACATAGAATACGGGAAAGTAATAGAAGATTACAAGACATTTTTAACTAGCAAAGGTATAGATAAAATAATGGAAAAACTTTTGAAACTTGGAGTTATAAAGCAATCAAGCAATGTATCTTATGTTGAGCAAAAGCAGTTGTCAATATTAAGTTAAATAACTGTAGCACTTTAGAAATTAAATACAGAATATTTTGAAATATATTGTTTTAATTAATTATTAACTAGGAGGTTGTTAAATACATGAAAAATAATACAAGTGATTCAAGAGTAAGATATTTTTGCAAGTGTCCATACTGTGGGTTTGATAATGAGGTAGAAGTTAAAAAAGGATTGAAGCCTAAGATATGTTGTATGTGTACAAAAGAAGTTGAGTATGAAAAACTGGAGCGACAAAGTGATTCAGAAAATACCGAAATTAAAGGAGTGTGTAATTAAATGAAAATAATATTAGAGTTTGAAAATGTAGAAGAGTACAAAGATTTCATAAAAAAATCTGCTCAATGGCCAAACGGCCAAGAACAGATTAAAATAAACATTAATCCTGACATAAAGAAAATTGTTCCAGATAATCTTCTCTATCAACTGGAAAAAAACCTACAATTTGCTCAGGATATAATATCATCTCATTGAAGTTTAATTGTATATTAGGATATTTAACAATAACATTTTTTAAAGCAATTGTATTAGTGTTGTTTACAAGTTGAAGTTCGTCTTTCATTTTATTAACAAGGTCAACTTTTAGTTTATTTAAATCTTTATGTATACCCGTAGAATCATTTTTGAAATCTGGTTCTCCAATTACAAAACCAAAATTAGTCAATATTATAATATCTTTGATTCCCATAGAATCACAATAAGAACTAAGTATTTCAATATCTACATAGTTTCCTGATAATTTTTTCATTGATATATAGCACCTCCATTTTTAATAATATGGAACATAATCCATATTTATATTATACCATGTAGAACTGAGGTGATTAAGTGTTAATAGGCGACAATATAAGTCAAATACTAAGAAAAAGAAATATAAAACCCTATAAGTTAGCAAAGGAATTAGAAATAGATGAAAGTGGATTATACAAAATTATACGTAATGAAAAGAAAAATCCAACTATAAATACTTTAATAAAAATAGCTGATTATTTAGATGTTACATTAGACGAACTAGTTGGAAGATAAAAATTAAATACAGAATATTTTGAAAGTAGGTGTTTTAGATGACAAAAGTAGTAGCTAAAGAACAATTATTTTATAGAGCAAAAGATGTAGCTAAATTCTTAGATATATGCGAAGCAACTGCATACAAAATAATTGCGGAATTAAATGAAGAATTAGAAAAAGAAGGTTTTAAGACTTTTTCTGGCAGGGTATCAATTGCTTATTTTAAAGAAAGATATTGTTATAAGCCAAGAAAGGGGGTGATTTAGTTGAATGTAAGAGTATTAATAGCTTATATACAGTTCTGTAAGCAATATAATAAGAAAGCAAGTTTTGAAGGACTTAAAAAATATAATAAGGGGATAGTGATATGAAAATACTTAAAGTAAAATTTCCTACAAAAATTCTTAAAGCAGGTAAAGCAATCAGAGTAACATGTGCAAGATTTGGTTTTGAAAGCGATTGTATAATAACTCAATCACAAGAATTTGAATTAACAGTAGTTTATTTTGATAAAGAATTAGATGATTTAGTACAATCGTCTATAACTATAGATGATGCAATAAGCTATGATTATTGCATTGAAATGCTAAATTAAGGGGGATTAATCATGAAAAGTTTAATTATAGTGAGAAATGCAGTAGAGCAACAACTAAATAGAGCTAATTTAGAAATAAATAAAAATGAGGAACTTTATACAAAACTTAGAAAAAAAGAAGAAAGAAATATATTAGAAGAAATTGAATTGAGTAATGCTTTAAGAGAAAAAAGTGTAAACGAAAGATTAAAAATATTTGCTGAGTCATTACTAGAAATTATAGATACACAAATTGAAATAAAAGAATATGAAGAAAGTGAGGATTACAAGATATTTCAATTAATTTTAGAAGAACTTGAAAGAGATAGACCTATAGATGTACAGATATAAGAAAAGAGCCTATAGCGAGGCTCAATTCAAAAATAGAAGTAAAAAATTTAATTAAGCTAATTATAGCACAAACGGAGGGAAATTATGAGTACTTTATATGAATTAACTACAGATTTATTAGAAATAGAAGAAGGTTTAGCAGAAATAACAGGAAATGAAGCTGAAAAACTAGAGGAAATAAAAGAAATAATAAAACAAGAGATACAAAATAAAAACACTAGGATAGTTTCAGTGATAATAGATATTGATAGTGATATAAACTCTTTAGACTTAGAGATTAAGAGAATGCAAGAGTTAAAGAAGATTAAGAAGAATAGTCTTGATAGATTAAAAAGTAACATAAAGGAATGTATGGAACTGCTTGGTATTAAAAAGGTAGAAACATTTTTAGGAAATATAAGTATAAGAAAGTCAGCAGGTAGCTTAGTCATAGAAGATGAAGAAAAGATACCTGCTATATATAAAACAGTAGAGCAAGTTGTAAAAGTAGATAAAAATACCATTAAAGACTTTATCAAAAAAGGTCATGAGGTTGAAGGTTGTAGGATTGAATATGGAACTACACTAACAATTCCAAAAGCTAAAAAAGAGTAGGTGAGGACCATGGAAACTAATAATGTTTATATAAAACTTGTAAATATACAGAGTACTTTAAAAGCTCCTAAAAGTCAATTTAATAGCTTTGGTAAATACAACTATAGGAGTTGCGAGGATATACTAGAAGGTTTGAAGCCTATTCTAAAAGAAGAAAAAGCATTAGTTATATTAGATGATAAAGTTGTTCAGATAGGAACTAGATTCTATGTAGAAGCTACAGCAACTTTAATAGATGCAGAAACAGGAGAAAAAGTATCTGCAAAAGCATTAGCGAGAGAAGATGAAACTAAAAAAGGCATGGACTTAGCACAAGTGACTGGAAGTGTATCAAGTTATGCAAGAAAATATGCTTTAAATGGATTATTCTGCATTGATGATACAAAGGATAGTGATGCAACAAATACACATGGAAAAGAACAAAAAAAAAGAGAAGTTAGTGAAGATGAATTAAGTACACTATATTTTTTAGGTGAGTCTATAGATAAGGATAAGAATAGAGTCGATAGTGAGGTTTATAAGAAGTTTAGTAAACTAGCAATAGATTTGACTAAGCAAGAGTATGAAAAGGTTCTAAATGGATACAAGAGCATTTTAGATAAGCAAAATCAAGAGTAGGTGATATATTGAATTTTAATAATGAAACATACTTTCACATAAATTTTGACGACCCATTTACAAGAGTACCTAATACAATCCTTGATAATGAAAATCTTAGTTATTCAGCTATAGGAGTAGTTACTCAAATGTTAAGGTTTCAAAGGTCGGGTAGTCATAAAGTTTATGCAAAATCATTAATAAGCTATAGAAAAGATAGTAAGACAAAAGTAAGTAATGCTTTAAAGGAGCTTATGCAGGAAGGTTTTGTTATTAGGACACAAATAAGGGATGAAAAAGGTCAAATGAAAGGTTATAGATATGATATTTTTGATACACCTCAAAATGTAAATTCTGAAAGTGTTGAAACGACTGAATCTCAACCGTGTGCCGTTTTCCCGACTCCGGTAAAACCGGAAGCTGGTAAAACCGAAGTCGGTGAAACCGGAAGCCGGCAAAACCGAGGTCGGGAAATCGGCAACATAAAAGAAAATAGTATTAAAAAGAAAATAGGTTTAAAAGAAAATGATGTTATTACTACTGTTATTGCTGAACAATCTGAAAAAAATAAGACTGTTTACATAAAAAAATATTATGAATCTTATATAGGTGTGATTACTCCAAATAATTTTCTTCAACTACTGACTTATTTAGATGATGGAATGGAAGCTGATGTAATAATAAGAGCTGTTGATGAAGCTGTAGGCAGTGGAGTTAAGAATTATAAGTATGTAAAAACAATCTTAAATAATTGGATAGAAGCAGGTGTAAAAACTGTTTTAGAACTTACAGAATATCAGAATGAATTTGAAAGAAAGAAAAAGAGTAAGCAGGAAAAGAAGCAGTCTAATAGTAAAACTGTGAATACTCATAATGTGAATAAAAATAAGTTTGCTAACTTCAATCAGACTTTCACTCAATATGAAGAAAAAGAGCTAGATGAGATTATTAAAAAGAGTCAGAAGGAAAAATTTAAATAAAATTAAACTTCTAGGAAGTAAATATCAATATATTGCTTCCTAGAAAAGGGGAGGTATAAAATGGCGAGAATATATGCACAAAGAAGTGGTTCTTTAAATGAACAAGATAGATTGGAGTTATTAAGATTACTTGGGAAAGCTGGATATACAGTAAAGGTTGCTAGAGAGAAGCAAAATAGCAAGACAACTTATACTTACTTTGTTGAGTATACAGAAGAACAGGAAGAAAAATAGAAGGGGGCTAGTTAAATGAATACAATAACTTTAGTTGGAAGATTAGTTGCAGATGCAGAATTGAAGTACCTTCCAAATTCAGGTACTCCAAAAATAACCTTTTCAATGGCAGTAGATAGAAGGTTTAAAGATAAAAATGGAAATAAAATAACTGATTTTATTCAATGCGAGCAATTAGGAAAACATGTAGAGAATTTAGTGCAATATCTTGTTAAAGGTAAGCCTATATATGCTGTTGGAGAGTTAAATATATATAATTACAAAGATGAAAATGGTTGCTGGAAATCTATTACTAAAGTTAACGTGAATGCTTTAGAATTACTTTCTAGTAAAAGTGATAGTAATAATCATAAAGAGCAACAGGAATATATACCACCAGGACTGGACCCACAAGGTTTTCAAGCAATAGATGATGACGATATACCTTTTTAATTAAGTTAAGTAGTCTAGGGAGTAATTATACAATATTACTTCCTAGAAGTTAAAAAATATTGGAGGTCTAAGAGTGAAATATGAGTGTGAGAAAGTGTTCTTAGAATGCGATAAGGGAAGTTTTGAGATAAATGATACAAGAATTGGAGAAGTAATGTTCGAGAGTACAGAAATAGACAATCCGTTTGAGAGAGTAAAATATGAAGGGACTTTTGAAATAGTATCTGGATGGGAGTATCTACAAAGAGAAATGTTGTGGCTTAAGATATTGCATTTATCAGCAATTGTAGCAAAAATAATGCAATATAAAATGTTAGGTATTTCAAAATGAGGAAGGCTGAAATATTGGAAAAGACAAGAAAAAATAAGATTAGTGTTTGTTATCAATGTAGAAATGAAGATATAAGCGAAGATGCTAGATATTGTAAGATTTGTGGAATAGGATTAAGAGTTATGGAATTAGTAAGTGTTTTTAACTTTGAAACAGGAGAAAAAGAACTTTCATTTTTAAAAGGTAAAGAATGTCTTATAGATTTTGGAGATTTAAGAGAAGGCAATATGTGTAAATTATTCTTTGAAAATACAGAATTAAGAATTATTGGAGTAGAAAATATTTATCAAGATAAAAGAGGTATATTTATTGAAGCTGGTGAGTGCAGCCATGAAATAATATTTAAAGATTTGGAGTGGTAGAATATGGCTAAAATTTGGGTAGATGCAGGAACGTTTTTAGAAAAAACTATGGATTTAGAAGATATGTTTGAGCTTAATTTAAGAAAAGTAAGAAAAGCAAATGAAAGTAAGAAAATAAAGCTGAAACTTAATGAATCGAAATTCAAGAAAATAAGGAAAAAAACAACTAATGATACAAAAAGTAAACCTATAAAAGTTTTTAATATTGAAACTGGAGAAGTTAGAATATTTAAAAGTGCAAAGGCTGCAAGTAAATACTTAAAGATTAGTGGAGATTATGCTAGTTGTTTAGCTAGAGAAAATAGAGTAACTAGAGAAGGTTGGAAGGCGGAATATATTCAAGAGGTGTCAGATGGTATTAGCAAATGTGGAACAAGTAATTAAGTTAGCTGAAAAGATATTAAATAAGAAAAAGTGTTCTGTTAATAAAGCTATTGATATAGCTATAAAAATATTGAGTAGATATGAGTATGAGGGGATGTTGAGAAATGAAAGTACAAATGCAGTTAACTAAAGACAAGGAGTTTTTCAAAGTTTATGTAAATTCAGAAGAAGAAGAGCTGGAGAGATTGTTTTTTGAATTTGTATCACAAATGTTAGCTTATAAAAGAAAAAATAAGAAGGTTCAAGGAGATATTGAGAAATGAAATTAAAAGATATTATAAAACTTGGAGAAAAGTATTGTTATTGCCCTAACTGTGGTAATGACAAGGTAGGAAACAATGAAGGTAAATTAATAGTTGAAGAACACACATATTATAGAGAATGTTCATGTGGGTTTAATATACTGATTGATGATAGGAAGGATGAAATCTAATGAACATGTTAGCTAGTGTGATATTAGTAATAGGAAGTTTTATAGCTGGTAGAGTTTATGAGTATAGATTGAATTTAAATGAAAATGATGAAGCTGATTCAAAAGTACTTTTAGATGTTTTTAATGAAATTAGTGTGTTAAGAGAAGAAAATAAAAGTCTTAAAGAAAAGTTACAAGAGAAAGAGTTACTATTCATCAATAGATTAATAGATTTTTTACATGATAAAAAGATATGCGAATGTTGTATTTATGACTGTAAGATTGATGATATTGAATATGATTGTGAAGATGGTATTAAAAAGTGGCTTGATAGCGAAGAACTTATATTTGAATAGAAGAAATATCTAATTAAAACAGTTTAGAGAGTTGCAAAATGTTTTTTAATAAAATTATCATTGAGATGTTTTGTAACTCTCAAAAATGAAAATAAGGAGGCGTTGTATTGCTTACATTTTTAGATTTATTCGCAGGGATAGGTGGCTTTAGGCTAGGGATGGAAAAAGCAGGACATAAATGTTTGGGACATTGCGAATATGATAAATTCGCAAATTTAAGTTATAATGCCATGCACAAACCGAAGGAGGATGAATGGTTTGAAAGAGATATTAGAGAAATTAGAACAGAAAATATCCCAAGAGCAGATGTCTGGTGTTTTGGATTCCCATGTCAAGACATTTCTGTTGCAGGGAAACAATTTGGATTCAGAGGAGAACGTTCAAGTTTATTTTTTACAGTTACAAAACTTATTAGAGAACTCAAAGAAGAAGATAGACCCAAGTATTTACTTATTGAAAACGTTAAAAATCTACTTAGTGTTAATGGAGGATTTGATTTCCTCAAAGTTCTCGTTGAACTGGATGAAATCGGCTATGATGCAGAGTGGCAAGTTCTTAATTCTAAAAACTTCGGAGTGCCCCAAAATAGAGAACGAATATTCATTGTTGGACATTTTAGAGGACGAAGTACACGAAAAGTATTTCCTATCGAAAGAAAAAGTGGAAAAAATCTTGAGCAACTAAATAATCCAACTCATAGTACAAATAGAATTTATGATGCAGTTGGAATTGCTAGATGTATTAGAAGTCAGGCAGGAGGTGGAGGTGCTAAAACAGGTCTATACTTTATAGACTTAAATAAAAACTCTAAAGTAACAATAAATGCTAGATGCCTTAAAGCAAAATATAATGCAGGTGTGACAAATAGAAATTGTGATAATAGTGGAGTTTTAGTTAATGCAGTTTTAACGCCCGATAGGGTAAATAAAAGACAAAATGGTCGTAGAATTAAAGAAAGCGGAGAAACAATGTTCACATTGACAGCTCAAGATAAACATGGAATTTTGAAAAATGGAGATATAAGAAGGTTAACACCAAAGGAATGCTTTAGGTTGCAAGGATTTCCGGATAAATATTACGAAAGAGCAGCAAGTGTATGCTCAGATAGTCAACTGTACAAGCAAGCAGGAAATGCTGTTACTGCAAATGTTGTATATGAAATAGCAAAAAGAATGGGCTAAAAGTTGCAAAATGTCTTTTAGTATGAATATTTTTGAAGTGTTTTGTAACTCTCAAAAATGAAAATAAGGGGTGGGATAAATGTATGAATATATATTAAGATGGCAAATAGGATTATCGTTAGAAAATAGAAAAATACATTATACATATGGAAGTAAAGAAGCTTTAAGAAAGAAAGCAAAGGCATTGGCTAAAGATGAAAATATAGTACTAATAACTATAGATAAGGTAGATGAAGTTATAAAAAATACTATAAGCGAGAAGATTATAGAACGTTTTGAAAATTTATAAGGGGTGGAATTATGATAATACACAAATTTATAATACATGTTTTAGATAAGAATAGTGATACACCAATATTGAATGATTTTGAAGGTAGGGTTAATCAAGATATGGTCCTATTTTTTCAAAAGAAAATAAGCAAAGTATCAAGAGATAATGACATCAGAACAGCAGTATTTAATAACTATAGTAACAATCTAATTAAGAAGTGTTGTGAACAAATTATTTATGATGAAAGTTCATTTTTAAATAACTCTAAAGAGATTGCAGCTTATTTATTTGATGTTATGAAATTGAATGCTACATTAGAATCTTGCGACTTAGCAATTTGTTTATACTCTCAAAAAGATGAAAAGAAAGTTGCTATATTAAAGCTTGATTACAATAATTCGTATACTCATTCAATTGAGTTTAAAGATGATAAATTTAATATACAGATGTCTAAAAATGAAATTAATATACAAGAGACTAAGACGGTTAAAATTGCTGCTTTGGTTGGATTGAGTGGAATGAATGACAAATATCATCTTAGGGTTTTAGACAAGGATGCAGAGAAGGAAGAAGCTAATTCTAAGTTTGTTACAGAGTTCTTAAATGCCACTAAGATAAAAGATGATAAGTATAAGACTAAGAAGTTCAAAAATACAGCTGAGAATTGGATAACTAATGCTCTTAGTAATGATATAAAACAAGCAGAGGATGTAAGAAGTATATTAAATTATACTTTGAGAGAAAAGCATGAAATTGATATAAATGATTTTGTTGATAAAACAATTAAAGATGATAAGTTAAAAGATAGTTTTAAAGAACATATGGAAGAAAAAGGTCTTGATAAAGGATTTAGTATAGATAAAAAATGGGTTGAGAAAAAGCTTAAAAAGAGAAATATAAAAACTGACAATGGCTTTGATATAAAAGGTAATCTGACTGATTTTGAGGACCCAATGAAATATACAGTAAGACAAAATCAAAATGGGTCTATAGATATAATTATTAAGAATGTAAAATTTTACGAAGAAAAGTAGGTGAGCATATGACTAATAAAGAAATGTGCAAGTCAAAGAATCTTGATGAAAGAGAAATATATAAGGAATTTGGGAAAGAGATTTGTGCTAGTTGCATAAGCGATAGGGTAGATTGCGAAAGTAAAGATTGTGATATAGCATATGAGAATTGGCTAGAGAAGGATGCTGAAAGATAATTATAAAAATAAAGTCAAGGTAAGTTTGTGAATGAAACTAGAATGTTATAGACTTACTTTGACTTATAGGAAGGAGGTGAGATTATGATTACTACTCAAATGTATAAGATAAATAATGAGATATTTCTAAATGATTTATGTTTAGAAGAAAATAAGGAAATGACCATATGGGTAGAAAAGAATAAAGATACACATGAATTTATATGGTTAAAAATAGCAAATGTAAATGGCAAGTTAGCTATATTTATACAAGATATTGAAAATGCAGTAATAAAAGAATGGCAAGGTCAAATAGCATATAAAAAAGTTATATATCAAATAGAATATGAACAAGTTGAAAAAGGTGAAATAGACTAAAACTTTTAAAGGGTGTGAGCTTATGATACATGAATTAAAAATATTACCTCAATATTTTAAAGAAGTTGTAAATGGGAACAAAAATTTTGAAGTTAGGAAGAATGATAGAGGTTTTAAAAAAGGCGACTTGTTGGTGTTGCAGGAATTTGATGGAGAAAAATACACAGGTCTTGAGATACGCAAAGAAATTATTTATTTACTTGATAATAGCAATTATCTGCAAGATGGGTATGTTGTTTTAGGAATAAAATAAATGTTTTGTGACTAGGAAGTGAGTTTATGAAACGAAGAAGATGCAGTTGGTGTGGCAAGCTGTTTTATCTTAAGGAAAAATCTAAGGAGATTTATTGTTGTAAGGACTGTAGAAAGAAGGCTAATAAGAAAAATAAATAGTGGAGGTATTAATATGCAAAAAGATGTTTGGTTATATAGCTGGGATAACAAATATTTAAGTAGTGATGAGTATGAAAGTAAAGAAGAAGCTATCCAAGCAGCTAAAGAAGAACTTAAAGAGTTTGGAAATTTTGGAGAAAGTATTTATGTTGGTAAAAAAGAGGAAGTTAGTATACCTAACATAGATATAGAAGAAGCATTAGAATGTATTCAAAAAAAGATTGATGATGAAGTTGGAGAGTGTGGGGAAGATTGGTTTGAAAATATATGTGTTGAAGATATGATAATACTTAGTAATAGGGTAAACGAAGTATTTGAAAAATGGATAGATGAATTTGGATATAAACCATATTGGTTTAAGCTTACAGATAAAGAAGAAATAGAACTAAATGAGGTAGCCAATGAAAGTTAATTTTACAATAGATGGAGAACCAAAGGCGAAAGCACGTCCTAGAATGAGTACAGCAAATGGTAAGGCTTATACACCTGACCAAACTATATTATATGAAAACTGGATTAGACTCATGTATAACTCTACAGTAAAGCATTTCTTTGAGGGTAATGTGAAAATGACAGTTATTTGTTACTTTGACATTACTAAAAAAGATAGAGAAGCACTACAGAAAAATAAGGTAAATACTAAAGCGTATAAGAATGCTATAGACAAGGTAGAAGGGTTAATAAGACCAAATAAGAAACCCGATTTAGACAATATAATTAAGTCTGTAGCTGACAGTTTAAATGGTATAGCTTATAAAGATGATTCTCAAATAGTAGAAGTAGTGAGTAAGAAATATTATAGTGACAGACCAAGAGTTGAGGTTGAACTGGAAGATGTTAGTTAAGGAGAATATTAAGGTTAATAATATGAAAAAATTTATTTATATAAATAGGCATAGAGTATATATAAGAAATTTATTTAAAATATCAGCTATATACAAAGAAAATCATTATATTAGAGAGTTTAAAAGTGAATGTTTATCTAATAATACTTTAAATGCAGTAATAGAATCTTCTGTAAGAATAGGATTTGGTAGTAAGTAAAAAGAAAAAAAGGAGCATTACTTCACGCTCCTACTTGTCAAAAATATAAAACTTTTATATGCAAATATTATTATAACATAAATAATTGATAGGAGTGTGTGAGTATGTCTAAAACTAAAAAAGAGTTTTTTAATGCAACTAAGAAACAACTTTCTAATTATAAACAATTAAGTACAAATATAATAAAACTAAAAAATGAAATACAAATGTTGAAAGATAATTCGGTTGGGGATTTAATGAAAGGGATAAGTTATGATAGTGTCAAAACAGGTAAAACAAACAAAACTAGCAATATGATTGAGGATGCTATTGTTAATGTATCAGACTTAATAACAGAAAAAGAAATAGAGTTATATGAAGCAGAAATAATTAAATCTACAATAGATTTAGCCATAAGAAATTTAAAACCTATACACAGACAAATTATTGAACTTAAATATATAGATGGTCTAATGTGGCAAGAAATGGTTGATATAGTACATTTAGAAGAAAGACAATTAAGTGTAAGAGCTAGTCAAGCTATTAGCTCAATATCAATAGCACTGTTTGGGAAGAAAGCATTAATAGAGCAAGAACCACTTTTTGAATTGTTAGATTACAAACTAAATTAAAAAGTAAGAGTAATTTTGAGTGCTGAAAATGTGCAGGTTTTTTTGTTTTAGACATGAGATAATAGTATTGTGGAAATAAAGATTTCCCTCTCAAAACTTAATATTTGACTAGGGTTAAGGGATTGCCCTAGTCACTACGAACAGACTAGGCAGGGCGTGAGGACGCTGTTAGTTCAATTCTAACTATGTTCAAAACCTATTAATACACTATATGTAGTAGTTGAATTAAGATTAAAATCTCATACAATTTTGTATCTTAATTCAGAAGTCTAAAAACCGAGTGGGGCTTGGTAACCTCACTCACCATGTAGGTGCTGGTGTTTAATCTAGGTTCGATTCCTAGAACTTGCGACATAATATATGTATCTCCCTACTAAAAATGCTAAGTTTACTCCAAACTTAGCATTTTACTTTTTAAAAAGAAAAAAGAAATTTTTATTGTCATAATACTATTTGTTTAGGTATATTATAATGTGCATACTTAAAATTAAATACTTAGCAAGCATTTGAATTAATATACATAAGATATATGACATAATTTTTTATAGTGTAAGTTATTTAAATTAATTATAAATAACAGTAATTTTATTATATAAAATGTACATATTGTGAATAATAATAATAAAATCATGTACAAAATGCCAACTGATAATTCCTCGAAATGTATTGCATATTTAACGTAACGTCAGTATAATTAAATTATAATAGTGAAGTGGAAGGTGGTACTTATGGCTACAAAAAGTATTTTAAAAAATGTAGATGTAAGAAAAAAGGCATTTGGAAGAAATCTAGTATCAGCTCTAGAAAATGCTAAAAATAAACAAGAAAAAGAAGTTGTATTAAGTAAAAAATGTTCAGAAGTACCAAAAGATAAAATAAAGGATATATTCGGGAGATTTTAATGAGTGGCTATTTAATTGTAAACTTAAGTAATATGCTAGGAGAGCTGGAGGAAGAAGAAGTTAAAAAAATTCTCTCCAGTTTTTCTTGTCCCCTTAATAAAGATGTAGAAGAATTTTTAAAAAACAAAGCTATTGAATTTTCTAAACAAGGTTTGGCTAGTACACATTTAGTGCTAACTTCTTATAAAGGCAAGCCTGTTATAGTTGGATATTTCACTCTAGCTAATAAGTATTTTACAATAAAAAGAAAAACATTATCAAACTCTTTAGCTAGGAAAATAGTGAAGTTTGGACAATACAATGAAGAACTAAGAAGATATATTATTGGAGCACCTTTGATAGGGCAAATAGGAAAGAATTATTCAAATAATTATAATAAATTAATCAAGGGTGATGAACTTCTAAAAATTGCATGTGACAAGATAAAAGCAGTACAGTTAGATATGGGTGGGAAAATAGTGTACCTTGAATGTGAAGATAAACCTAAATTAATTGAATTTTATAAGGATAATGGATTTGTAGACTTTGGAAAAAGAAGCCTTGATAAAGACGAAACAGATTCGTTAGATGGGGACTATTTAGTTCAAATGTTGAAATATCTAAAAAAATAAAAGTACATAAAATCTAAAATGACTATCTTGATAGATGGTCTTTTTTTATACAATAAATTAAAAGGAGAATGAAATTATGGAGATTAAGAAAAACACACAAGATGTAGTATCAGAAAGAAAAAATTCCCTAGATTCTGAATTCAAGATACCTGCAAGTGGTGTGTGTTATATGGCTGAGTTTATAAAGGAATCTAGGGAAATCATAAAAGAATTAGATAAACATTTTGAAAGTTGTCTAGATGTTTTATCTAAGGCAAGACTCTAAATATTTTGAATATGCTGAATCAAGCATGGTTTGCCAATCTGGGAAATCAGTATTTTTAACTATAAATAAATCAAATTCATTATCAGGAATAGCTAAAAAGTCTTCTTCTGAATTGACTATGTAATTACCAAATGCAAGTAGTTCATCAAAAGAATCAAAATTAGTGTGTTGGTTCATAAATTTCTTGCTAAGAATTATTGTGCGAATCTTATCAAAGTCAGGTTTTAAATTTTGTTCCATTCTTTCAATTTTCTTTTGAAATTGCTTTAAATTTCTAATGTCAATATTTTTACTCATAAGAACACCTCCTTTCAATAGAATATTAGCATAAAATTGTGGTGAATTCTGCTATTGTCGAACGATTGTTGAAGGATATTGTATAATAACATAGAATTTACTATACTATAAGGAGGTGATTATGTGGGATTTGAGATAAGTGGTAATTTGAATTTTGACAGTGTTATTGATGATTTAAAAAAAGAAGTTGAAAATAACCCTACTATATTTACATCACAAAATGTTGGAAATAAGTTCAAAGAAAAATGTAAAATATGCGAAAAAATATCTGAATTTGAAATACTAGAAGATGGTAAAGTTAAATGTTTAGAATGTGGGACTGAATTTGAATTGAATCTTAAAGTAGAGTAAACAAAAAAAGAATCTCAATTATGAGGTTCTTTTTTTATTCCCAAAACAAACAAATAAAGAGGTGGTGATGTGCAAGATGTCAAAGAAAAGGTAAAACAAGATTACTTAAAAGGAATGAAACAAAAGGAAATATCATCAAAGTATGACATTAGCTTAAACACTTTAAAGTCATGGATAAAAAGATACAACTGGGCTAGTGAAAAAAAGAAGGGTGCACCTATAAATAAAAGAGGTGCACCCTTTTCTAATAAAAATTCAGTTGGTCATGGTGCTCCAAAAGAGAATAAGAACGCTGAAAAGTTTGGTTTCTTCTCAAAATATCTACCCGAAGAAACTAGGGAATTGATACAAGAAATATCCATAAAAGATAAATTTGATATTCTTTGGGAGCAGATAACAATCCAATACGCAGCAATAATAAGAGCACAAAAGATAATGTATGTT